GTTTTATTTACGAAGAAATAATGAAACAAGTGGATGCAGGAGAACTAACCATTGAACCAGCAGATGAATAAATATCCGAAACCATGAATGAAACTGGAATGCAAGGTATGTGGGGAGGAAATCATAAATCCTCCAGGGAAGCAGCAGAAAAAGAAAAAATATTGTTCATACAATTGTTATTATAAAAATATGAAAAAATACCAAAATTTTTACTGGCACTCCCATCAGAAATGGAAACCTAAAAAGAAAAGTTGCTGGGATGAATAAATATGGTGGAGTTGTTTTTATGGAAATGGGGTTTATACATCTTGATAATCTGTTCATTCATAGCTAATGCCTGTGCCACCCCTTCCAGTAAAGGGTATTGGCAGGACGATAAACCCTGGCGTGGAACGATTGAAGCAAATAAATTCAATAAAAATCCGTACTGGCAATGTATAGAATTTAACCGAAATGTCCCAAATTGCGATGAATGAGTGTTCACAAGTCTTTATTCGGAGGAGGTGGTAATGCAGTCGAAAACAGGAAACTTCTTAATTTTTGGGCAAGATTTATCATATCTATTGCACTCGCAACTACGTTCTTGGCGTTATTATGGCTTCTGTTTTATGCAGAGGTACAGGAAACTAGCCGTGATTTTCTTAACGTACTTTTGGGGGCATTCGTGGCTGGAAACGCCAAGGCAATTGATTATTGGTTCAAAGATAAAAAAGATGTGGAACACGAAGAAAAAGGAGGAGAGTAGTGGCTAATGGTAATGGGGCATTAGCCGCAGCCGCAGATCATGCAATGGTACGCACTTTTACCCCCCTAATCGTTGCGGCTTTAATGGCACTCGTGGGATGGTTATTCAGTTCTGTTCTCGATCTGGAGGAAAATATTCAGCAAAATAATATCCACATTCAGCACTTGCACATGGCAGAAGAAACATTCGGAAAACAAATGGAAGACGTTGAAAAGACCTTAACAGATTTACGGATAAATGTTGGAAGATTAACCGCCCATTAATAGGAGTTTATGTCTGCAAACAAATGGTTCTCGTTATATGTCGTAGGTTCAGTCGCAGTAACGTGGATGCTTTATGCGATGGTGCATGACGTTAAAGCAGAGCAGGTTTTATTGGAGTATCAGGTAGGTAAAATTCAGCAAACATTAAATACTCATACGGAGAAGCTGGAATTGTTAGTTGCTTCAAGTTATGAGCTTCATACTAAAGTCGATACAATAATGAAAGGAGTAGAATGATTGGATTGTTAGCACCATTAATTTCGGGAACCGTGAAGACACTCTGTATGAGTATGCTATCAGAGAAACTTCTTCAACAGGTGATCCTAATCCTGCTTACTAGGCTCGTGGAATCTACTGACAATGATTTAGATAATAAGATTCTCGATGCGTACAAAAAGCAGATTAGTTAGAAATAGCACCCACAAGGTACTATTTTACTTTCTAGGAGACAATTTGGAAAAATTATCATTGTGGGGCTTGCTGTGCTTATAACAAAGAATTTTTCATCTGACGAGCTCAAATGCACTTGCTGCGGGAAGGTGGAAATGGATGACGAATTTATGAGGATGCTCCAGGAATTGAGAGACGTAGCAGGATTCCCTTTTAGGATCAATAGTGGCTTTCGTTGTCTCAAGCATAATGCTGCTGTAAGTTCTCACAAAACTAAGGCCGGGATCCATACCTTCGGAAAGGCTTGTGATATCTCTGTAATGTCGCTCCATACTACCCAATGTTTAAAACTCATTCAGCAAGCCCAGGAGATTGGTTTCCAAGGGCTTGGCATCAACTTTCGCGGGGATAGAAAAGGGCGATTTTTGCACGTTGACTCTCGTGGAACTGAGGATAATAATTTCCCTCCGGCTGCATGGACATACTAATGAAAAAGGATGAGGAAGTTCATTTTAAACTGGAAATGGAGTGTGGCCTGGTTGCTGATTTTACTCCTGACTGGAGGGTGTCAGAAAACTACTCAGATCACAACCAAGTACAATGGAAACTTCAACACAATGCAGATACGAAATATCTGGATGATGTGCTCATTGAATTTTCGCCAGAAGAATCCCTTTTTGAATCAAATGTTAGTATGGAAAACTTGCGATTGTTACGCGGATACAATCCGGGAGGAACTGACTCCTGAACAAGTCCAGGGGGGCGTAAAAATAACGGATATTAACCTTGCAAAAATATTGGCAGAAAAATGCAATCCAAAGACAATACCGATCAACCCTACTTGAACAAAAAGCAGGATGACCAGGAGAATATTCGTAGAATTATTAAAAAACATCCTTACAAAAGGTGGGAAGAAATATTGAATGGCATTACTACCGATAAAAATACCTCCAGGGTTTTATAAGAACGCAACCCAGTACCAGGCAAAAAACAGATGGTATGATGGGAACCTGGTTAGGTTTTCTGAAGGGCGGCTGAGACCAATTGGAGGTTGGCAAAGATTAGCAGAAACCCAGATTACCAAAAAGGGTGGAATAGAATCGTTAACGATTACAACAGCAGGAACAGGGTATAGCGGTAATGGGACGCTAGGCTTCTCAGGTGGGGGAGGAGCATCTTTCACGGGTACTTATACAGTTTCCGGAGGAGCAATTGCCACAGTGACAATTGCCACTGGCGGGACTGGTTTTACATCTCTTCCCACTATAACAATCTCTGGCTCGACTTCTGGAACAGCAGCAGTCATCACACCAACTATCTTTTCCGGAGTTGATCCGATCCGCGGATTGCATTCCTGGAGACTATCCACTGGAGCAAGATACCTGGCGGTGGGTTCTGTTCAATCTCTGAGGCTTTGGGATGGATCGCAGAGCGCGGGTGTTAACGCGCCCATTTACGATATTACTCCCAGTTCTTCACCGGGTTCTGCCGTACCATTCCACGAACAAGATGACTTCCAAATATCTGGTCTAGGGTATGGATCTCTTGAATATGGAGGTGATACTGGAGTTACAAACTTTGATGATTCTACTGGATCTACAGCAGGAGGGGATCTTTATGGAACGCCGCGTTATCCTCCGGAGGATCCAGATGTACTAGATGCGGATGCCTACCGCGACAATTTTGCAAGTGTTGTCAGCTTCGATAATTTCGGCGATGATCTTTTGGCCTGTCATTCTGGTGAGGGTACGATCTGGTACTTGGATGTTTCCGGAGTGTCATTCAATAATGCTGCACAAACTGCAACCGCTCCAGTTGCATTACAGACATTAGGCGGATCGACTGGAGTTCCAACAAATTCAAATGTTGCGGTCCTGGTTACTCCGGAGAGACACATAATGATCCTTGGTCCAGGAGGAGCACAAAGAACAATCCAATGGGGATCCCAGGAATCACTTACAGACTTCACTCCTTCTTTAGTCAATACAGCAGGAGACCTGGAGCTACAGACCAAGGGAAGAATCATTGGAGGATTTAAGACCAGGTATGGCGTTTTAATTTTTACAACCTCAGACGTTTGGAGGACAAATTATCTCGGCCCCCCCTATGTATATGGCACTGAACGCCTCACAGAGGGCGGAGGTCCTGTAGGTATGAAATGCATCGCAGGGTCTGCGGACTTTGTAGCCTGGATGAGCAGGGGGCGTTTCTGGAGCTATACTGGAGGATATATCAAGGAGCTATCCTGTGAGGTAGCAGATTATGTTTTTGCAGATATTAACCTGGATGTTGAGGGCTTGATCGCAGCAGGACACAATGCTGACTTTGGTGAGATAACCTGGTTCTATCCAAAGGAAGGTGATTCAGTTTGCACCAGGTATGTGACTTACTCATACCGGGAGCAACATTGGACCACTGGACAACTCGAGAGGACGGCACTCGAACCAAGTGATGCTCTTGGCTATCCAGTATGGGCTGGAGCGGATGGTTATTTGTACAGGCATGAGATGGATCCGGATACTCAATCCACACCGATCCCCCGAGATTCTACTGTAGTTGCTCCAGCAGATATAAGTGCTTTGTCAGGTAAAGCGAATAGGGTTGCTGCAAAAGGAGTTGATATAGCTTTGCATCCAAATGTGGCCTCTGAGAATCACTTGTGTTATGCCGAGAGTGGTGCAATAGAAATAAACCGTGGAAACAAGATGATGAGCGTTAAACAAATCCTGACCGATACGGACGCCGGAAGCAATGGGCTACGCATGGAAGTAGTTACAGGGAAAACACCCGACGCTCCAGGCACATCTCATGGTCCATTTATTTTAGAGGGGGACGGGTACAGTGATTGCCGCTTCACAGATCGTCAAACATTCCTAAAGGTATCTAGTCCCTTTGACCAGGAGTGGCGTTTTGGTGAGGTGCGTTTTGACGCCGCAGCTTCAGGAGCAAGATGAGAACACAAAAGCCATTACCGAATCCTCCGGCGCAATATGAGCCAGAATATATGTATGACCTCTCCTCGTTAATAATAAGCGAGGAGGCAATAACGTGTAAAACTTCCAGGGACAATGTATTTGATACTGGATCAGTAGTTCTCAGATCTCCGAATGGCAGTTATTTTAAGATCGTAGTGGCAAATGACGGGACGCTCAGTGCTACTGCTGTGACAACTGTAGGGAACAGACCAATAACATCAACGAATCCATATGCGTAAATGGATGGAAAGGGCGTTAGATCCTAATACTCCTACAACTAAAGATAACGAGACCGTAAGAACAGCGTCAAGTAAATATAAAGGTAAGGAAATATTATATCCGACTATACGTTTAGTCGATGGTAAACTAAAAAAATTAAGTGACAAAGAAGCTAAGCAATATGCTTTAGTCCATAAGGATTACATAGAATTTGTTTCTCCAAATCAAGCTGAAGCCTGGAGCAAATCATTTAGTAATTTAATAGACTCTAACAGGAAAGACACTATGCCGATAACACAACAAGCAGCAGGAGAATTATTAAGAAGAAATGCTCCACCTGGAGAGTTCCCTGCATTTATTAATAGCCGGGAAGCGTCCTGGTTAAGAGGGATGGGCGGCAAAGGAAAGAAAACTAAATCTGGATTGAGATCATTCCAAGGACGTACAGACCAGGAGGGGGGCCAAGCGGCTGGTTACCAAGGTAATACCGCAGCTAAGGCCACTCCGGATTTCTTGCCTGGAGGAGGTCATGTAGTATCGGGAGCGGCACAAGATGCAGAACACGCTAGAGTAGCGGCTTTGGGGGGATTATCTAATCCTGCACATGGAGGAGGGATTTCTGCTGGCGG